CAGAAGCCATGCGTAAATATTCAATGGAGGAAGTAGATGCAATACTTAGGGCAGATCTTGCTCGCTTTGAGAAAGGCGTGGCTACTTATTGTCCTGTGCCTCTTACTCAAGGACAGTTTGATGCGTTGGTATCCTTTTCTTTCAACGTAGGGCTGGGTACTCTACAGCGTTCAACCTTGCGTCAAAAGGTACTGCGTGGTGACATGGAAGGGGCAGCAGAAGAGTTGTTGAAATATTGCATGGCGGGGGGTAAAATTCTCAAAGGGCTACAGAATCGCCGTATTGACGAGCGGGCCGTGTTTTTATCCTAGGACTGCCCATGCCATTACAAAAAATCCTGTTCAAACCCGGCGTCAACCGGGAGAATACGCGGTACACCACTGAGGGTGGCTGGTATGAGTGCGACAAAATCCGTTTCCGTCAGGGTAATCCCGAAGTAATTGGCGGCTGGGAACAAATATCTCCGTACACGTATAACGGTGTGTGCCGCTCATTGTGGAACTGGGTGACGCTTGGCTTTTTAAATTTGGTTGGTGTTGGCACAAACACAAAGTTTTATATTGAAAAGGGCGGCATATACAACGACATCACGCCTATTCGATCAACAGTAACGCTGGGCACAAATCCTTTTACTGCTACCGGAACAACTACAGTCACAGTGACTTCTATTGCCCACGGTGCAACTACTGGATCGTTTGTCACATTCAGCGGTGCTACGGGCACATACGCTTCTACATGGAACGCTGAGTATCAACTTACAGTTGTAAGCCTTGACTCTTACACAATCACAGTACCCTCGGCTATTCCTGCAGGCTCGTATGGCGGCTCCGCTGTCGTTGCCGCTTATCAAATCAATGCTGGCCCTGCTTACGCTGTTCCTTTGACTGGTTGGGGCGCTGGGGCTTGGGGAGATGGGGTATGGGGCACTGGCGGCACAAGCACAAGCGCTTTGCAGCTTTGGAGTCAAATAAATTACGGCGAAGACCTTGTGTTTGGTCCCCGTGGCGGCGGGCTATATTACTGGGATGCCACCGCAGGCTTGTCTAGCCGAGGCGTAGCTTTGAACACGCTGGGCGGGAATGTAACGTTTACCAACAGCGCTGTGACGGGTGTGCCTACTGTCGTGACTTCCACGGTTGCATTTACCGAAGGCGCTGCGCTTCAGTTTGCCGCTACGACATCTTTGCCAACCGGGATTGTTGTGGCAACTACGTACTATGCGTTCAGTGTTGACGGCTTGACTTTTGGTCTTCTTGACGCGGCGGGTAACGAAGTCAGCACCACATCTACTGGCTCGGGCGTTTACATCTCAAACATTGTTGATGCGCCAGTTGTTCAAAATACGCTGACTGTCTCAGATGCTTCACGCTTTGTTATGGTGTTTGGCACAAACGACTACGGCCAGACTACGCTTGACCCAATGTTGATTCGCTGGTCAGGACAGAACGATCCCTATAACTGGACACCAGACCCAACTAATCAGGCAGGGTTTACCCGACTATCCCACGGCTCCCAGATCATTACGACTGTGCAGGCCCGTCAAGAGATTGTGGTGTTTACTGACTCAAGCGCGTATTCACTCCAGTACCTTGGCCCTCCGTATGTCTGGGCGTCTCAGCTTTTGGGTGACAACATCTCTATCATCAGCCCTAACGCGGCTGTGATTGCTTCAGGTATTATTTTCTGGATGGGCGTGGACAAGTTCTACGCATACGATGGCCGTATACAAACGCTTAATTGCGACTTGCGTCGCTACATTTTCCAAGACCTAAACCCAGACCAAACGCTTCAGATTTTCTGCGGCACTAACGAAGGCTTCAATGAAGTCTGGTGGTTCTACTGTTCTGGCAGCAGCACGACTGTAGACAAGTATGTGATTTACAACTACGTCGAGAAAATCTGGTACTACGGAACCATGGCGCGTACTGCTTGGCTTGATTCAGGGCTATTGCCAACACCGATTGCAGCAACGTACAGTTCTAATTTGGTTACGCATGAAACAGGTCTAAACGACAACGAAACCGCCGCAGTTTTACCGCTTAATGCGTACATTGCGTCGTCTGAGTTTGATATTGGTGACGGCCACAATTTTGGTTTTGTGTGGCGCATCTTGCCCGACTTGACATTTGAAAACTCTACGAACTCCCCCTCTGGCACTGCGGCTACAGTGACAATGGAACTGCTTGGCTTGTCTAACTCAGGCTCGGGTGTAACAAGTGATGCAAGCCAGCCGGTGGCCTCAAGCAGTACGTACAACATTACAGAAGAGTTTACGGGTCAGATTTACACACGTTTTCGTGGGCGTCAGATGATCTTTAAGATTAGTTCCAATCAAGTTAATACCGCTTGGCAGTTGGGCGCTCCCCGTATTGATATTCGCGCGGACGGAAGACGCTGATGGCTAACAGCAATCGCCTTATTAACCCTGCTGTACCTAATCTACCATTGGGGACGGAGCAGTACGAGCGTAGGTATCAGGATCAGTTTACCAACATCTTGCGCTTGTACTTCAACCAATTACAGAATGCGCTTACAGAGATTACAGGTAATGCTGGTGGTAAGTATTTGGCGTTTCCGTATGGAGCGTTTTCGGATTTTACAGACCATACGACCACAGTTAACACCGCTACGCTGATGACGTTAAATACCACAGACTTCTCAAACGGGGTGTCAGTTGTTTCTAACTCTAAAATTACTGTGGAATATGCAGGTGTATACAACTTGCAGTTTAGTGTGCAGTTGCAAAACTTGGATAACGCCCCCCAAGACGTGTTTATTTGGCTAAAGCAGAACAACGCAGACATCACTGGCTCAACTGGTTTAGTTGGCCTGCCTGCTAGAAAAAGTGCGGGTGTCCCGTTTCACGATATCAAAGGCTGGAACTATTTCCTAAACATGAATGCGGGCGACCACGTTCAAATATACTGGTCAACTACAAATGCGGACGTAACAATCCAAACATACCCTGCTTCGGGCACGCCAACTAAACCGTCAACTGCTTCCATCGTAGCCACACTTTCATTTGTCTCTGCGCTACCAACATGATAAACTTGATTAACCCCCATTTTGAGAGGCAAACATGAGCCTTCACGTATTAGCCAACCACATGGCCACAAAAGGGCGTGGCTCTGACTCCATGCTTGTTCACATGACTCCCGAAGAAGTAGCGAGTCTGCAGGCGTTGGCCATGAAAAATGGCGGCTCATTGACTATCAACCCCGACACAGGTTTGCCTGAAGCTGGCTTCTTGAAGAAGCTTTTGCCCATGATTGCAGGCTTTGCATTAGGCCCCGCTGGTTTTGGTTTGATGAGTGCCGCAGGCGCTGGACTAGCAGTTGGCGGCGTTACTGCTTTGGCTACTGGAAGTTTGTCTAAAGGCTTGATGGCAGGTCTTGGTGCTTATGGTGGTGCAGGTCTAGGCCAAGCATTTATGGGGGCTGGAGCAAATGCTGTGGGGGCACAAAGTGCTAATTTAGCAACCTCTTTGACAGATGCTCAAGCACAGGCTTTAGGTTTTCAAAATGCCGCCACTGCCCCCGCCGCCAACGCTGCGGCTACATCAAACCTAGACAAAATTGGAGCTGGATTTAAAGCCGTTACGGACACCCCTTCTGCGTTTGGACAATTTGCCAAAGACAATTGGAAGGCAGGCCTTGCCGCCGCGTCTCCGTTTATTGCTGACGCCATGGTCCCCACAACGACCAAAATGCCTACATCCCAGTATAAGGGATACATTCGACCATACCAATACGACGCTAATACCCGCACAGTCAAAGCAATGGACCCCGTGTTGGCCAGTGAGTGGGGCGCTCGTCAGTTCCCTGATTTTATCCGTAAAGAGCAGGCTCCTCCTCCTCCCGCAGGTTTAGGACAGCAGCTCCCACCCGGCATGGCCAGCGGCGGTATTGTGGCGCTTGCTGAAGGCGGCGAAACTGATCCTTATGCCAGATACAACACCCTGTCTGGCCAATCTAAAGCTGCGTACGACTACCTGATGGGTAACGCCGCCGGTTCTAACCCTGCTGGACTTCCAGCAATTGCGCCCAGACCCGTTGTTTCAAACACAAACGCTCCAGTTACAACCACAACACCTTCTACGTCTATGACTACGACGCCCGTGACAGGCGGTGGTGGCGGAGGCGCTGGCCCCATTATGGGAGGTGCAAGCGTAGGTAACGCCGTATCCGATACTGATCCCTCACCTACGTATTCAGGCTTTGTGCCCGAGCCAGCCAACCCCAACATACCTGTTGTAGATCTTAAACCTACGCCTACCCCTGTAGACGACGATGAGTTAGGGTATATAACGGGCGCAGACGATGAATTGGGCTACTTGACGGGCAACAGGCCAGAGCCTGTGCTAGTACAACCTGAGCCTGCTCCTGCTCCTGCTCCTGTAAACGATGACGAGTTGGGGTATATAACTGGCGCAGACGATGAGTTAGGGTATTTAACTGGCAATAGGCCAGAGCCTGTGCTAGTACAACCGGAACCCGCACCA